AATACACCATAAATCTTAGTTACATCTGGGGTATTCAGACAAATAACTTCGTCTTGCACTCTTGTTCCGAATGGGTAATTACCTGCAACCAATCCATCACCAAGAGTTGTAGAACCAATGCCAGATGCAGATGAACTTGACTTATCAATAACAATACTGTTAGAGACAGAATTCAGTTTAGTTTTAGATGTAACATTACTTTTTTTAATTGTAGTAATGAGTTTAGTGTTGACATCGTTTGCACCCAGACCAGTAATTTGAACTGATGCGAATCCGTTAGTGAATACAAACCTATCTTCAGTAAGAACTTCAGTCTGACCATTTGACCGGATTAAAGTATATCTTTCTTCGTCAAATGGTAAGAATACTTCATTATCTCCAGCATTAATAACCGCAGTAGAATTAGTCGTGATATTTGTATTATATTGTCTTCTGATAATAATATCAGAGTCAATTAGGTCTACAGATGCGACATTACTTTTAGGGAATGCACTATACAGTGATTCGTTATCGGTAATATTACCAGAACCAGCGTTTCTTTGAGCTCTAGTACTGATTATTTGTACATTGGAGATAGATTCACTACTTCCTGTAGGAAGATTACCGTCACAAATACCAGGAACTGTTGTTACACCCTCGACGGTAATATTGGTTCTACCAACTCCAATTACTCTGGTAAATGTTGCAGTATCCAGATTAGTTCTAGAGAATCTTACAAGGTTGCCAACAGTGACAATACCAACAAAAGAGAAGCCAGGATCTACTGGAATTGAAATTCTTGAAGAATTGCCAACCTCTGGTGAACAAGTTGCATTACCAATATCATAAACCGGAGTTTGAATAATATCTGCAGTGAATGTATTACCAGTTCCTACAATACCAAATACTGATTTAGTATCTGATAGTGAGAAGTTAGTTGACTCTGTGACAAATCTTGCATTCTCAAGAACACCATTAAACAGAAGTCTCTCACCTTTAAAGAAATCCCCCTCAACACTATATGCAGTAATTGCTGTTCCTGCACTTACAGAATACTTAAGGAATCCAGTTGCTCCACTTGACTCACCTTTAACATAGGAAGATGTGTTAAGTGTTACTGGTTCGTTGATTGTAATATCAGTATATGTCTGAACATCAAAGAGTGAAAGATCCCAGATATTCAAGTCAGGGAAATTTGTGTCATAAGAACCAGACTCAAGTGCAAAGTCATAGATTCTTGCAATACCAATTTCTTTACCTGGTGCAGTTTCTTGATTTGAACCAACTCTTCTACTTCTAAGACTCAGGGTATTTGTAGTGTTAATACCAATAGTCGGAGATCCAAAGACTCTATTAAGTGCTATAGTTGGACCGAAACCAAAATTAAGACCTTGATTTTTTAATTGCTTAGTTGCTCTTGGTTTTGCAAAATCAACTAGAGAAGGTGCGATAGTTTCTACTTTATAGCCCTTGACATATGCTTTACCTGGAGAAATTTTATAGACTCCGATATTGTCATCAGGGGTATTTCCCGACTGAGTAGTTTGACTGGAATTATATATTCCTCTGTTTCCTTCCTCGTTGTTTAAACTATTTTTTACAGTGGTAACAAATTCTTTTACGTAATAGTGACCAGATTCATCAAAAGTTCTTTTTGCAAACTCATCACCTAGAAAATTATACTCAGTATCTCTGTTTATTAATCTTAAAACACCATTAGTAACTTCTGAAAGTTGAACAAAGTTACTTTCATCAAAATTGTCGAGAGGCTTTTTAGCTAATACTGGCGTTATCTTAAGTCTGTCTGCGCCTGGTGCAGTATAGTTATTAAATCCTTGTGCGTTATCATTCAACGATGGGTCAACATCGGAAGAAATGACCTCCTCAATAATATCAAGACCAACTCTGTAAGATGGAGTATTACTATACTGATCAAGAATTAGAGTCTGAGTTGCAACATCGACAAAATAACCTCTCAAGAAATAAATTCCTTGGGAAAGATTGAAAGACGAACCGATGATAGGTGCATTTTGAGGAATTGTAGAACAAAATCCCTCACCAGATGCAATGAAAGTTGACGCGTAATTAATATTTGTACTAGTGGTTAAAACTTCTCCACTGATAAAAGTACTTACATCTTCCTCAGAAGATGAGTTTTCATAGTTAACGTATAGGGTATAAGTTCCTCTATCTGATTCATCCTCAGTGATATAAGTTACAACACGTGCAGTTACATTTGACGATTGACCAGTAATAATCGTACCAACTAGCTGGTCGAGATATATGCTTACAGGTATACCAAGAAACTCAGGTTCAATTTGAATTCCATAAAAGTTTTTGATATAAGTCAAGTCACCAGGAATAACCTTAGCACCTTCTTTGAAGAAATGGTTACCCATATCTTCGACTTGATTCTGAAGAATTGACTGCAGACCAGTTAATTCTCTAGCCTGAACTGGATAGCCAGGTTTGAAAAGAATCTTATAGTAATTTTGTTTAGGATCAAAGTCGTCAAAATATGGAGCGACGTTTAAATTAGTTTCCTGTGGCATATCTCTTAGAATTGCAAGATAACTTTAACATCTTCTTTCTGAGAAGAGGATCGGGTAACAGAAGGTCTATTGTCAACATAGATAATATCGCCAGAATATTTTTGTGATTCTGGGTTCGATACTCCTTTCGTGAATTCCTGACCCAAGTAGTATGTCCTACTATTTATCGCCGTAGAAACACCGGTAAAGTTAGCATCAATAGTCAATGTATTACCTGAAGTAGGAACAATATTAACAGTACCACCGTTAGTTGGTGATGCAGTAAATTCTAGTTGATTAAATCCATAGACAGGAACAGTGTTTTTTGTTCCGTCAGTATTAAATCCAGAAGTTCTTCTATCTTGCCAATACTTTAGAACACCAGTCTGCTCATCATAAGAAACAACTTTTCCTACCGCAGTAGAACCAAGACCAACAGTTTGAGTTACAAAGGAGTCTGCAGTAAATACTGCTTCACTATAACCAGTACCTACCAATTTAAGTGCATACAAAGCACTTGCTTTATCTTTGGTAAGAAATGACGAAGAATTATAATTTGTTGGATTTTTTACAATTCCTACTCGGGCAAATTGATTACCAGTGATAAAATCTGGGTTTTGAGTGTCATTTTCAAATCTTGCATAAGACAGAACATTATATGCACCCAGTTCAGAGTAAATATTAGCACCATGACCTCCAGGAGGAGGAACAATTACGTCGAAAATTGGTGCAATTGTTCCGTTTGGTACACCACCACTCTCCAAATCTAGTGTACCAAACGTATAACCATGACCACCCCTAGAAACAGTGACAGATTCTACCTTTGCATCATTGTTAATAACAACTGTAGCTTCTCCGCCTCTACCATTACCTAGAATAGGTACTCTGGTATAAGTCACATTTGCAGTTCCAATACCAACACCACGATTTCTAATAGTTACAATCTTAATTTCTCCACTATTTGCAGCATTCTCTCTTACTGGAGCATAAGATGCATTAGTATTCCAATCAGTAGGTATTGCAATGTAACTGGTAGAATCAAACTTGATTATTTGATTTGGCTTAATCGTGTAAAGATACTTCCAAATATATCCATCACCACTACTACCAGCCTCTCTAGGTTCTAGATCGGTGAAATTTGGTTCGTCTAGTGATGGACCACCTCTATAACTATTCTCAGGATTAGCATTATTAAATAAACAAATATAAACTTTATACTCACTATTCATTACATAAAAATTTGAGTCATAAATGTCAAATGAATTTGATGGCAGAGATGGGTTAGTCCTAGTAATATCATTTCTCCACATATCATATGTGGTTCCAGACTGCCATATAATTTTTCTAACAACCTGACTTACATCAGTCGAATTTATTCGCCTAAGACATAGCATAGTGTCCCAATAATCATTAGGTTCATTTAAACTATCTTTAGGTGCTGGAGGATTTGAATCCCAGTCACTTTGAAAATCTGCAGGGTCTGGTAAACCAATCCAAGCGTAATAAGAATTAGAAGAATTTTGGACATCATCCACAAAATTCTTCGCATTCAAAATACGTAATTGATCTGTAATTATCGCAGCCATTTTTACCGGACTTTTTTGTTATTTAGACTGTAAACAGGTCGGGATATACCACAACAGTTCCACCCATACCCGCATGAGCAGTACATTGGTAATACAATGAGTTTGGTGCATCAAACGGGACATCAAAAGTTGTAGTTCCATTTGATGTGGTTCCCTGTACTGTTATACCAGGAGTATACGCAGAACCACCATTTGATACTCTAATTTCAAATGGGTGAGCACCCATATTATTAACAAATTCGTACTTTTGTCCTCTTGCAAGATAGATAACAGGATCTGCTGTTGCGTTTAGACCACCAGGACCAGTGAATCGATAATGAATACTACCCTCTGCACCAAGATTCCATTTACTAGAAGTGATATTAGATGCATCACCATAATATGTTGCATTAGTTACAATACCTAGAGTAGAAATACCAGAGACGACTAATGAATTAGTACTTACATTTGTCGTACCTACACCTACACCACCACCACCCGATGCCGCAATGGTAATACTACCTGTTGGTCCACCAGTAAGTGTAATATTAGTGCCAGCAATAATGGATGTAACGACACCTGTCATTGCTGAACCATTAGCCCCTACCAATGTAGTAACGACACCAACCATTGCAGAACCATTGGCGCCAGTTAGAGATGTAACGACACCAACCATTGCAGAACCATTG